AGCCTGAACAAGCGAAACTTGATCGATTCTAAATTAATGAACTGAACCCCCGATTGATTCGGAGGACCCTAGTGTTCAAATAGGGTGACCATTCATTAACATGAACTCACAGAGGTGTAAAACTCTGCTTGTAAGAATCAATCAGTCTAGCACTGAATTGTAAGAGACAGATATAGGTGCGGGTGCGTACAGAAAACCTAATGAAAAATCATCGGCCACTGCACGCTGGAAACCATAATCAGATGTGGCATTCAAATCTTGTACCGAAGTATAAGGTTTTAATGTCATAACAACTGGAAATCGTTCCAAGAAGTTTTCAGGGAAATCCGTATTGTACGAAACCCTGGTGATATGAGTGCCCTGATAATAAGGCACACGAAGGTCAATTAAACCTTCCAAGTTTGGGATAACTGGGACTTGACGTTGATAACGTCTACCCATATTATCACCATTAGAGACTGTATAAAACAACCTACTTGGAATTGTTGTAAAAGGTGAAATTGCAGTCAAATATTGCTTGTCTGGCCGCGACGTTATCACACGGAGATTAAAACCTCCCTTTGTGAAAGCGTACATGGACATCAAAGCATCAATTATATCTGCATTTTGATCTGGCGGAGTTACACCCAAAGTTTGTAATCGGGCTGAACCCACATCGACAGAAACACCTCTTGAATCAAGAATGTTGGTAAGAATACCAAAATATTGATAAGACAACATCATTTGTTTTATTGATTTCACCATTTCACCAAAAGTAGAATGTAATATTCCACCCATAGGCTTCGGACCATCAGAATTGATACCCACCAAACTTCCTGTTTCCATCAAGTCTGAACGACCAGGCAATTCACCACCAGGGTAAAGAGCAGCAGTCGACAAACCTTGAGTCCGGATTATATCTTCTTCTTCAATTTCAGAAACTAGTAACGTATTAACGGGTCGATATCCACACTGACTTGGGTAACCAAGCCTGACATTTGTCGCGTGAAACTTTGTCTCCACATAAACAGTCGTAGGTGCAACTTCGGATGTAGCCTTCAAAGGTACTTCCAAAAATACAACAATCTGTCCAATAGAAGTCAACGTTTCATCATTTGTGGGTGCCAAGTCGTTATTGACGCCCGCGACAAAAAGGAAAGGAGTCGCGGCAACCTCAGGGCATTTAGCCTGATAAGTCACTGTATCACCGAAAACAACAACAGAAGAGTTATTATCATCAATGGTAACAGTAGACAAATCAGTTAAGCTTGTAGCACCTGGGATTACAGCAAAACGCAATCGAACATTATGAAATTTCGTCATGAATGCCTCAAAATCAAACACACAAGTGCCCATCCAATATCTAAAAAGGGTGGCAATTGCAGTTTGATGCGACATGTACCACGCTGAACCAACATTGGTAAAGCCTGGACCTGCCGCTAGAAAATACTTCATCAAATCTATATTATACCTTGCTAGTACAGTACCAGCAGGCATTTCAGTAGATATTGGAAAAATATCTATCGTATTTGGGGCACGCATAATAAAATCAATCGACATTTCATCCAGGGATGATCCATAGGAACCGTCATCTGTTTGCACAGTATTACCTGTACATACAGTGAACTCATGCGAGTTGGCTACACCATCAGAAGTGACAGTGGAAACACCAGGCATTTGTTTAAATAAGGAAGGGGGTGTATCATTAACTGGTTTAGACCAGCCAAATGAAGAGAAAATGTTGGCAAGAGCACCAGCAATAGGACTTACAGCACTAGCTATATTTCCAATTACCGGTACACCTGATAACATATTCGCTATCCCAGAAACTGCACCTGCAGTCTGGGATAACACTCCACTCTTTAAAAATCCGGTTGCCTCAGATATACCCTGAGTACGAATGTCGACAAATTTATCAGTCTTCATAATATCACGAAGTACAGCCAATTCAGCTTTCATATCTTCAAATTCCTTTGTATGCTCTTTTTCTTTAGTTCTCAGAACAGCTTCCTCCGCAGTATCCAAACCTGTTGGATATTCGATTGAAATGTTCGTGAACTTAGCATACATTTGGTAATTCACAGCACCCCCGGCACTTGGTGTCAATCTAGAAAGGATAAGATATCCATTCCGACCAACACCAGTTACCAAATTTCTATGGGTGTATGGTGAAATCCAAGGAAGAGTGATAGACGAATTTTGGTTCTTCGCGATGTTAATCGTTATATGTGGAGCCTGAGATAATTGCAAGTAGTGTTGCGCACGCAACGCTACTTGGTCAGTATCTACATCAGGCAAATAGGTAAGACGGAGTCCACCCAATTGTGCTGGTTGTGCAGTAAGGACAAAAGTCACTTCTACAAAAGCACGAAAGGTGTAGAATCCAGAAATCTTATTTGCTATCTGTTTCAAGCCCAACATAATATCAGGAAATATAAAGGTGTCTAAAACTTCGCCTGAAGTTCCCCCTACTGGGATTACTCCATCGGCAATTTTATAGACTCTCTCTAAGAAATCCTTGATGTTATGATCTCTCCCTTCTATCGCAGTTGTTTTAATTTCTTGTTCCAAATCGGTCTCAGCAGGTAAAGTCTGTTCTTGAACAGCCGTTACCTCCTGAAAGGTCAAAATTTGTTCCGGTTTTAAAATCTGCTCATCAGCAGTATCTGAAGCTAATGATGCGCCAGTGGCAGAAGGCCCTCCGGCTGATCTCATCATACTCCTCATCTCCATATTTCCATTTCCTGTAGTTTCGGCAATACTTTAAAATTCAATAGCATATTCGTATCAATATATACTATCTACAGTTGGTATATTTAGCTTTTATTTTTATCGTCGCACACAAATATACAATAGGGGTAAAAACCCCTCGACGTCGCGATTGTCCTCCATTCAGTGATTACAACTATCATCAAGAATGGAATATATACAATCATAATTACCACGGCATGAAGTCATCAACAAAATTATTCAACTTAGATTTCAAACCCAAGTTTCTTCGAGTAACTAAAGTGAGGAAATCATCATATGTCAACATTGGCATATTAACTTTTCCCTCAAGATTAGCCTCACGAAGAGCTTGTCTTATCTTCTTAGTCCAAAAATTGAAAGCGCCTTCTCCATGGTAAACAAATTCCACACACGCAGTCTGTATATTCTGTGTCAATTGTTCATATTTTTCATATTTGGTCTTACATTTATCCCAATTCAACATCTCCAAAATGACAGAAAGCTCCAAAGGAGCAAACCATCTATTCAGAGTTGGTTCAAAAACGAATTTTCTCTTCAAAATCGAGATTTCATGTAATGTTCTAAACTCCTGTTTTCCAGAACTCTTAAGTTCATCAGTAAATTTATGTCCGAGTGTTGCCATTTTCCGAGTAACATCATCTGGTGTAACTAATCCACGTAAATCGTGACTAAGCACAGCAGCGATGTCATCTCCGTAAATGCCAGCCCGAAAATATTTATCGATATTTTTGATAATAACCATAGCTTTTTCAACTTGGTCATCATCTCCATTCTTAATAATATCTCGTAACAAGAGTAACAAAGTGTAGAAAAATAATAAACGACCATAAATAGTATTTATAATTGTAGTCAATGGATTTCCAGACGGCTGTGAATGTGTCAACATAAACAATAACGTCTTAAACAACAAAACACAATTACATATACTACTCCACAGAACATAAGTGGTCAAATTATTTGTGCGCCCATATAATCGTTCTATAATCCGGTAAACAACCCATAGCATTTGAAGAATCAAAGATCCATCAAAGTTGCTATGGTCGCCCGCCAGAAAATTTGGTTCATTAACATCTGAAACTTCATTCAAGTATTTAACGAACCGAGTCCAGTCATATGAGTGCACATCTGATCCAACCAAAGATCCATTCCGTATCCGTTGTTTCATAAACGCTGCACAGAAACCTAAGAAAAACATCCTTATCGCAACAGTAAAATGCATGGGTCCACCCGCAAAAATGCGGGTTGTACCCTCATCAACTTTCTTGATAGGTCTTCTTTCGTCCTTAAACAGTGCTGTAAAAACAACGGGATCGCGTATTCCTTGTGATGCATGGCAAAGTAAATTTTCAACATCAGTTTTCAATTCTTCATTGTCAACTAATAAATCTCCGTCTTTACCTAACCATTGTGTCTTACCCATACCTTTCCTTTTCAGGACGTAGGGATAGCCAGGTGATGTTTGTCGATTCATAGATGGTAGGTATTCTTCACCAGGAATACCTTGAATCGCTTCTTCATAAGTAAGCTCCCTCATCAAGTGTTGATTTTCATCATCAATTGCAAAAGCCTGCACTCCATAATCTTCCAAAATTTGGATATCCTCTGGTGGAATATAAATATTGCTTGGTCCAAAATATTTGTCCAAATTAAAATCCATATTTACCAAAGTTTCTCCATCTTTTGCAATAAAATCTTCAAGATTAGCAGGTTTTGTTATTGGTTTAGTAACCAATCCAAAAATGGGGGATTCACTTATCTGTGTTTGTTTAGCAGTGAACAAGGCCTGATTAACCTTGCCCAAAGGGTAGTATCCAGATGATTTAAACGCAGCATTTGGTTTCCACTCTTCATGACCCAATGAGTCAATATTAGGTGCTGAAACCAAACACTGTGGTCGGATACCACTAAGTACCGCAGACACTTCCTCTGAACTTATTGCTTGAGCATAACCCTTACCAGAGCTACCAGCTACATGAAAGCCTAAAATCTTCTTAGGTAATCTTGCATCTAGAGCCATGACAGGTGCTCCGCAACAGCCAGGGAAAGTTTCTGCGATATATTCGAAATAATCAGTGTAATGAATGATAGTATCATCATCACACCGAGCTGAGATCTTTTCCGTTTTCGGTTTTCCCTGTACAACAAAGCGCAAGGAAGAAATCATGTCAAGTGTCGAATTTCCAGTTCCCATCAAATCAAAACAGGTCAATTGAGCTTGGACAGCTCCCAAATTATCTAACGCTTCACGCGTATTAAACATTGATGTTATATCTCTATGTGCATGAACGTTATCAGGAAAGACCAAAAAGATCAAATCCTTATAACGACCATCATCATCCTTGATTGAAAAATTTTCCACATCCTTCAATGGGATTCTATATGGTGCAGCAAGAGTTGGATTGTCCAAATAGATAAACACATCTTTCTTCAAACGTGTATCAGTCAGTAAATGTCTGGCAGTCACAGCAACACGACCTTTAATAAAGGTACAATGCATAGCTGTTGAAAAGTCAGTATCATCCACACGAATTCGATACAAATTTTTAAAAATTTTGTGCTTAAAGAATTCACTAGTATTGGGATCACTATAAGCCTCAGTCAATGGTAAATTATCTTTTCCATGATAAACCAATTTCTGAGTCTTAATAACTTTCCCTTTACCAGCTTCAACTTTTATCTCTTTAACTCCTTTTCCTGTTTTCATCTTCTTTGCAGCTTTCTTCGGATCTTCTCGATTATACTCTCTCATACACTCCACTAACTTATCAAGTTGGGGTTGAATCTTCTTCTTCTTATTCTCTGTGGCTATTCTAGACCACACAGTATAACAATCAGATACATCTTCACCATCCTTCACAAGTTCAAAATGTCCATCATACCACAAGCTCAAATTAACATAGTCATCTATATAATCTTCACCAAGGTATGGTGTTTCATCAGGCCAGTACATTTTCGTTTTACAATGATCAAAATCATCTTCATCCAAAAATACTGAACCAGCATAATGTACAAGAGCAAAAAAGAATTGATCCTCAGACCAACCCAATTGATATCGAAATTCACGAACTCCATTAACTTCATACCAGGTTTGTCCATCATCATCAACATAAGATAGAGGTTCACAATGTTTTCTCACTCGCTTCCACTGTCTCTTTGGGTACATATAATTATAAATCACATATCCCAGAGACGGCAAAACCACAAGCAATCCAACAGCAAACTCCCACTTATGATCAGTCAAGAACTTCTTCATCTTCTCAATTGTGGATGACATAGACGGCATAGTCGGTAAATTACAAGTAATGTAATCCTCCTTCCAATGGCGCCAATCCATACCACGGTAAGGATCTTTCTTCCACATCCAATCAGTCAAACCTTGTACTCTAATCAATGGAGCGTCATCAGCTTCATCTTCAGAATCTTCAACCAAAGGTTCATGTCTCACATCATTTTCTGCATCACGCGCAGCATATGCTGCAAGAGCACTACCAAAGTTCAAAAACTCTTGACGATTCGTCCGAAGACCATCACGCATTCTCTCAAACAATTGAGCATATGTCAAATCTCGTTCGACAGCTCTACCTGAAACAGGATTAATTATATCAAAAATATAAACGTCAGTATTCAATGATTTCTCAAGTGCAAATTCACTCCTCAAACGATACCATGTACGTCCATTATCTGTATAACGTTCACCAAAATCAGGCTTCACTTTCACCTCAACTTGCATATCAATTCTTCTACGAAAAGCCGCAGGATCACGCAAAATATTATTCAAATTAGGATTCCTATTGTTATCAGTAGAAATTATAACCTCCGAATTAAACCGAGCAAACTTTTTCAAGTCTACTTCAGCCACATTAAGAGGACACTCGGCATTATTAGCCAAATGTATAATTTCAGCAAAGAAGGGAACTCCTTCACCATGTTCTTCAAACAATTGAGAAGCATCATCACAAACACAAACGCGGTGCATTTCCGCATTATAATTAGTCCAATACTTCTCTCCAGTTTTCCTAAAATAAATATACGATGCATAATCCTTCATCTGTTCCTTGGTCAAATTCAATTCACGCAAAAAGTCAATGGATAAAATCCAAGCCAATCTTGTCTTTCCAACTCCAGGATTACCAGCTAACTGATAAAACTTGGGTTGTTGTCTAAATCCTCGTCCAGAAATGGGAGAAACACTAGCTTTCTTATGTAATTCACGTATAACGTGAAAGTATCCAACAAAAGCTTGTTTTTGAGTGGCCAAACCACCTAAACGTAGTGTCTCAATCATTTCTAACGATTGTCTAAACAAGGAGTCTACAAGATCTACCTGAACTCTACTCGTTAACAATTTGTTTTGGTTGTCAATAGTCGATGCCTTTCGAATTTCTTCACACAACTTCGTCAGTCTTCCTTCAATTGACGTCATCAATGTTGGACTTTCACCCAAAATTTTCTCTTCACAAAATACAACAGCATTATTCATAAACGATTTGGAATAACCATAAATATGCTCCATGCCTTTTGTACCTTTTGCGAAAACATCACAACGTCTCATGAAAGAATCAAAATCTCCTTTACCAGGGATTTGATTAAGCAGAAAAAGACTCACCAAAGACAAAACCAGTGCTCCAATTGCTTGGACTGGTCCCATCTGTGATAAATCAAAGTACTCCTTAATATCAGATAAAGCTTGTGTTCGAACTTCTTCAGGCACATCCTCTTTTCGATACCATGGCGCATTCACATCACCGCGCTTCCACCAACTAACCAAACAATCAAACAAAACTAATAAGGTATAAATACCTGTAGTCTTGTCTCCCAAGTTCGGCCAATTGGCAACAAGCGCAGCAATACGAACCATCCAATCATCAGATCTTAAGAAAATAATCAAAGTTGTCAGATGTCCCATCAAGACTTTCTCATTGGCACGAGAAGGATTAAGTAAAGACTTCAAATGTTTAAATAAATCAGTGAATAAATCAAATTTAATTTCAGCTGACATACCTTTAAACACTTTAAAATCAATATTCAAACCTTCAGGTTTAATAAAATCATCAAATTCATGATCAGAAAAATCACTATCAGCACGTTTACGTAAAATTGCACGCTTTTCAGCATCCAATGCTCGTACATGACGCTTATGCTTCAATTGTTGTTTCTTTTCATGAAATTCAGGTAAATCTAAAAACTTCGTTCTCTCCTCAGAACGTCGTGTTTTTGAATCACGCTTGGTATCTCCATTCAAACAAGCTGGTCCTGGATTTGACTCCACACCAGCTCTCAACAGTAACATCTTAATAATTTCTCGGGGGTCACAATTCACATCATGAGTCTTCAAATACCACCAATACAAAATTCTTGGAAATTTACACACAATCAACTTTCGTTGAGCCGTGACATCTTCCCAAGCCAATTGCAATGCACTGGCATATGAAACTAACATATCAGGTGAATATTCATCCACAAATTGTAAAACTATCTTAATATCTAAATACAATTCAAAATCAAAACGTTTTTCCATTGGAATAAAACGAACCATCTGTTGGAAAACTACTGGGGGCAAAACTGGATATTCAAACCAATCATTACCCTCAACAATTATTCTTTCAAAATGGCTCATTGTGCAAGGTCCGGGATTAGATTCAACCCCTTCCTCAGTCAGATCTCTAACAAATTGATCATCAGAATTTGCAATAAATTCAAGGCATTCAAGAACACACTTGAAGTCATAAGCAGCATGAACTCTCAAAACATCAACAATATATCGAGAACGCAAACGACCACAAACCAATTCAAAATAAAATTCAGGATAATCAATATCATACACATAATAATTAATTTCCTTCACAAAATCCAGAATCATCTCACGGTCACGCGGCAAATCATGATCTTCATAAATCTTAATATCAAAATGCAAATCACCATATAGGTTAATACGGCGGTTATACACATTCAATAAAATAGTATGAATCTCAGGTTTCAATATATGTTCGATTTGGGGTCCATATTCACGATACAATCCATAATCACAAATCTTCTGTAAGCAAAATGCTGACAAAGTTTTGGGATTCTTCACTCCTGTTTCAGTCTCTAACGGAACATCAAAATTCCTAAAGAAATTTTCCCAATTAAGGTAATCATCTCCAAAGTATTGAATTGGGTCAGGTTGGGGTGCAGGGGCGGTCAAAAGTCGTCGTAATCCTAAAGCTAATACATCAATTGAACTATCCGAGGCTTGGTTTTGGGTTGTCATCACAACTGGTCCTTACGGGCTCCCAGGGCTTACGTCGCCAGCCTGGGGTGCTAAATCTACCGAAGCAGAATTAGCGGCCCAAAAATGGGGTGCTACAATGAGAAGTGCATCGCACTTGTTTACCTATGTAACATAAAATGTCATAAGTCGTATCTCAAGGTGTTTAATTACGGAAACAAAAACGTATCGAGTGTTTAATCTGAAAACAGTCGATAAATAAAACAGGGTATAAATACCAAAGGTTTTTCGGTCAACAACATTAACAATCATAATACATGTCTAACATATTGTGGTATTGATCCTAAAAGTCTTACGAAACAAAAACAAATTTAATAACAATAAAATACATTACAGAGCCTACATAAATGCGGGTAGTAATAATGTAAATTAACGCTTTCAAAAAGTCATGAAACGAGTGTTTAAAATTAACTTAAATTCCTAAATAACTTTCCACGAAAAGTAAGAAAATAGTCTCCACTTTCTAATCTTCTTCTGAACTCTAGATTCAGTAAGTGATCGAGCTCCATGGGTGTCTCATCGGTAACTTAATACCATAACTATTACGAGGTTTAAAATAAAAGACTTCGATTTCTGTCTAATTGGGGTGTGAGTAAAATACTCAC